TCATTTATCTCCATAAGTAGGAAACGCATCACCAAAAATCTCCCTCCAAATTCTTATGGCCTTTTCTGGCTCTGAATATTCTAACTGGCGTGCTTCTTGGACTTTATCTTTGTCAGCAAGTGCTCTGTTACTAATTTTATCACGCTCATCTTGAGTAAGATTATTTAAGTCATCAATAAAACCTTTCGTATCATTAATCTGATCATAAACAACATTCGATAGATGATTAAAAACCTCCTCAAGCTCAAGGTCTACATACGAGGAGCAATCATTGCGTGTTGAGTAATAATTAAGTAAAATAGTTTCCAGCAAATAAGAACTCATAGTTGGCATTGTTGATCGTTTTTGCCAAAATTTTGTCACCCGAATCACATCAAGAACATTGCCATTTAGTCTAACATTTATATCAGTTGTACGTTTTTTGTCGATACGAGGATCTGTTTTTTTCCAGTATCCATTTCCATCCGGAATTAAATAAAAATTATTACCCAGACTGTCTTCGCGAGTTATAAAGCATGGAACGATATCAAAATTCCATTCATATGACTTCAATTTCAAAGTTGTAGCTTCTTGATTCCTTTTTATATCAGCATCTTCATACTGAGAAATTTCTCTTAAGCCGGATTTAAAGGCTTCAATAATCTTTCTTGAATTAACAAGATTATTATTTGGATAGCTATGGGTATAATTTTTCAGTTTCTCAGTTGATTCGTTTATATTAATTACTATACGATCATTTTCCACAGTGTAGGTGCAACCATCACCATCTAGCCCAATCATAAGATCAATATCATCTAATGGTCGGATTTTAGTACGTCGCGAAAAAGAACCAAAATGGATATCAATATTGCTATATAGTGTTGGGAATTTCACATCCTTTCCCGGCAAATTCGATATTTGTTCCAAGAGCCACTCCCGACTACCTCTTGCCTTATCAGTGCGGTCTTTTGCTAAAGTGACAGTATCTTTCATAAACTCACTAAAAGCGCTAGTTACTGTAGTAGCCATATAAAATTCCTTCTAGATGCTTGTATTCGTATGTTTTTTTAATTTAAACGGCCAATTAGGCGAATATATAAACACTTAGCTTATAAATTAAGCAGATAGAGTAATTATCCCGCAATGCGCCGTCGCTGTAAATATAAATCGCTACAAACAGTCTATACACCCCAAGTGTTATCTTTGGAGCTACACTAAGCAAGAGTCGGTACACCTCTTTACAAGTTCGCTTCTGGCACAAAGCTGACCTTCAAATTCTTAGTACAATAGTCGCAGACAAGTACAGAAAAGCGAGTGAATAAACATGCAACCCATAAAAAACCCTCTGTAAAAACAGAGGGTTAATATCTTGCGAATGGCATGAACCGCTACAACCTAGCTACCCATCATTCCCACTCGATTGTATACAGCATGATTAAATAACTGATATATATAGGAATTTAAGTTGATAGTGTTTCGCCATACCGTTTTATATACCGTCACCGGGGAAATGTGCCCCGTTTCGTCAGGGAGTCGTATTGCCGCTCGCAGGTGGCTCCGGCGGCGGCTGCCCGATCAGCGTAGTCTGCCAACTGTCGATTTCGTTCGACAGATTTGCTGAGCAGGTCGGCAAGCAATACTCCGGTGTCTCCGGCTGACGACCCAATGCCGTTAGCGGTGGAATACTCTCTGAGCTGCTGCCTGATGGTATCGAGCTGGCGCTGCAGCCCACCAGCGCGCTGAGCAGCAAGCATAGCATCGTTGCGCGCCTGATCAATACGGGATTGCGCTTCACGTTCAATTTCTGTTTTCTCCTGCTCACGTTGAGCCTTAGCTTCGTCATCAGCTTTTTTCTGGTCTGCCTGCGCCTTCGCGTACCCGGCATCATATTGCTCCTGCCCATGCTTAACCCAGGCGATCCGCGCACCGGCCACCAGCAAAATTAAAACCGCCAGCAGAGCCAGCGGTTTCCACCATGCCTTCAGGATGGCCATCATGCTGCGGCCACTCCCTTGCGGATCGCCTCGGCACCCGATGCATCACGCCAGAGCCAGGACTCAGCCGCCCGGCGGCGAACCAACCCTTTCATCACCCGGCCGCCTGATTTGTTCCAGCGGGCAAACTGCGCCAGCGCCTGGTCGTGCCGTTTGTTGTTCACCATCTCCAGCAGCGTGGAGTTCTTCAGCGCCTCAAGACCGACGTTGTAGGAGAAAGAGACCAGCGCGTCGAACTGGCCTTGCTTGAGGGAGATAGTGACGAGCTTATCTACTCCCGTCTCGAAGCGTGCGAGATCGTCAAGCAGCACGGAATCCGCCTGTTTCTGAGTCCATACCAGCCCGGGCTTAACCTCGCGCCCGGTGTGGCCCCACCCGATAGTCCAGGGTGACCCGCTGAGCTTTTGCCAGTCAGGAACCTGGCGGTAATCCCGCATGGGCAGCTTTCTGGCGGTGCACGCCTTGCCCAGTGCGCTGCCGGGATCCGGGTATGCCTCCAGCTCGCAGTCTTCGAAATGCTTCATCACGGCCAGGCCGTTACTGGAAATCTTCATGTTGTGGACCTCTGGCTATCTTGAAAATTTGCACGACGTTGCCCTTTGTCTTGAGCATTGCCGCCAGGAAAACGCCATTAAGGATGACGTCGCCCCAGTCGACAGTTGTGTAGTTGCCGTAGAAGATGCGGATCGGGATGCTGGCTGCCACGACGATCACCAGATAAGCCAGCCAGCCGCCCCACCAGCGATGGCGCGATCCCTCCCGGCGGAACAGCAGTACCCGCAGCGAAAGCAGACCGCAGATAATGGCATTGGCTACGAGCAGAAATTCATGGCTGATCATCGTCCCCCCTTTTCGGCAGCATCTGCCCAGGATTGTCAGACCGGTGATACAGCCAGATGCCGACCCGCACGGCCACGATGCTCGCAACGAAAGCGCCGGCGGAGAAGACTATGCCGGTTTCGAACGAGCTGGCTGTGATAGTGGGTATCAGACTGAAAACACCGATGATGATGGCGGCGGCAGGCTTGAAGAAAAGTAGTCCACAGACGAATGACAGAAGCGCAAGCAGGAGCCTGCGACGTATCGGGTATTCGACAGCAGAGGTAACAAATATTACCGCCCCGGCCAAAGCACCTATTGCCACTTCTGGAGGGACGCCCACGAGCCACGCCGTCAAAGCGCCGACGCTAAGGCCCTGATTGATACCCGAGACAGTTAGCGAGGCTGACATGGTAGCCACCGATTTTTGTGCATATAAACCCCCTTTATATTGGTGGTTACATGATACACAATAAACCGTATACGAATATTATTACCTAAGAAAGCTCTCAACAATGTTACCTGTAAGGTAACTTTATTATTAAATAGGTACTCACGAGTTTCTGTAATGAATAAAACGTCTTCCCCTCACATGTGCTGATAGACCGATGGTTGTCGATCAGATTGCTGTCCGGTGGTAAACTCCAACACTTTCAGAATCTGCTGATATTTATCATGTTAAAGCTTTTTTCTAAGTACGCTGTCATTGGCGTTTTAAACACCATCATTCACTGGGTAGTGTTTGCTGTATGCGTGTATGGACTCGATACAGGGCAAGCCCTTGCCAACTTTGGCGGGTTTGTAGTTGCGGTGAGCTTCAGCTTCTTTGCGAACGCAAGATTTACGTTCAAAGCCTCTACAACAACCATGAGATACATGCTCTATGTAGGCTTTATGGGAACATTGAGCGCAGCTATAGGGTGGGAGGCAGACAAAGTTGGCTTACCTCCATTAGTTACTCTCGTCATTTTCTCCGCTATCAGCCTGGTATGCGGTTTTATCTATTCCAAATTCATTGTCTTTAGGGATGCGAAATGAAGATCTCTCTGGTCGTTCCAGTCTTTAATGAAGAAGACGCGATTCCAATTTTCTATAAAACAGTGCGCGAGTTTGAAGATCTTCAGCAATATGAGGTTGAAATAGTCTTCATCAACGACGGCAGCAAGGATGCTACAGAGTCAATAATCAGATCACTGGCAATTGCCGACCCTCTTGTTGTTGCGTTGTCATTCACCCGCAACTTCGGCAAGGAGCCTGCTTTATTTGCAGGGCTAGACCATGCGACAGGCGAAGCCGTAATCCCTATCGACGTCGACCTACAGGACCCTATTAACGTCATTCCTCATCTGATCGATAAGTGGCAGGCTGGCGCTGAAATGGTACTGGCGAAACGAACAGACAGATCAACTGATGGAAGACTCAAGCGGAAGACTGCTGAGTGGTTCTACAAGCTGCACAACAAAATCAGCAACCCTAAAATCGAGGAGAATGTCGGTGATTTCCGCCTGATGTCCCGCGGGGTGGTGGAAAACATCAAGCTTCTTCCTGAGCGCAATCTCTTTATGAAGGGAATACTTAGCTGGGTTGGAGGAAAGACAGACGTTGTTGAGTATACCCGAGCTGAAAGGATTGCCGGTGATTCAAAATTCAATGGTTGGAAGTTATGGAACCTTGCCCTTGAGGGGATAACCAGTTTCTCTACCTTCCCTCTGCGCATGTGGACTTATATTGGATTATTGGTTGCAGGTCTGTCGTTCCTTTATGGCGCATGGATGATTATAGACACGATCGCCTTTGGAAATCCGGTGCGTGGATACCCTTCATTGCTGGTTTCTATTCTGTTCCTTGGTGGCGTACAACTTATTGGCATTGGGGTGCTTGGTGAATACATCGGAAGGATTTACACCGAATCCAAGAACAGGCCTAGGTATATTTTAAAAAATGGAGGCGATGCGTGAAACAGATAAAGGAATATTTCATCATTATTTTGCTATTGGTGGCGCCCATCATACTAGCAAATATTTATTACATAGACGATATTGGGCGGTCAACGCTAGGTTACAGATTTTGGTGGGAAGATGGACGCCCTTTGTCTGATATATTAATGTCTGTTCTTATGTTTAGTGGAACAATGGCAGACATTGCCCCTGCGCCGCTTCTTGTTGCATGCGCCATGCTGTCCTGGGTTTTTTATAGATTTGGCAAAGAGTTTTTCAGTAACAAAAAAGGGGTTTTCCTGCTGCCTTTGTCTTTTTTAATAAATCCATTTATTGTTGAGGTCCTTAGCTACAGGTTTGATAGCCTGACTATCCTGTTTTCTGCGGTTCTGTCTTTTGCTTTTTTATTTACTTTATCAAATAATCATTATATCAACCTTTTAATTAAGGTGGCTTTAGTGGTTGGTGTAATGTGCTTATATCAAGCATCTGTAAATATAATACTTATTTTTACATCCCTGCTGTTCTTTTATGATGTTTATAAATTAACATCTCCTTATGAAATAATAAGATTATCATTTATTCGGGTTTTAAGCACTTTGTTGGGGCTGGCTCTCTATATGAAGGTGATATTGCCTTTGACTCTGGAGTCCTCTCACAGTGCTAACCACCCAAGGGTTTCTGCTGATCTTCTGAATACGGTAATCAGTAACTTAAAATCCTATTACTATCATATAGAAGGGATAATACTTCCTAATGGCATGGGAAAATTCATCATGCCAGTACTTATTGCAATCTCCTTACTTTCCGCTTTGGTAATTTCTTACCGCTATTTAAAAGGATACAAAGGGAAGTTTGGCTGGCTTATTTTTGTTATTTCTTTACTTGTAGTAATTGTGACTCCAGTCGCCACGATAGGATCTCTTTTACCACTTGATAACCCAATGGTAGGTTTTTCCCGGTTGTACATAGGCGTTGGCTCCTATTTGCTTTTTGTCTTATTCCTGGCGACTCTGGCGTGCAAAGAAAGCAAAGTACCGTCATTGGTTGTTCTGCCACTGTATGCATACATGATTATTTTTACATGCGCATATGCTAATTCCAGCAAGCATCAATCCTCTGTTGATAAACAAATAATAGATTCAATAAAAGAAGATACGAAAGAATTCGATTACAATACAAACTACATTATTTTTAATGGTGAGCCACCCAGATCAAGCATACTTACAAACTCATCCAAGAACTTCCCATTGCTAAATGGGCTAGTAGTTAGTTATTTTGGAAACTGGATGTGGGCGCATTATTACATGGGAATAAACGGTTTGAAGCAAATGGACCCTGGGTATAATAGTGAAATAGTCAATCGCTCACTCAGGGACTTTTGCAATTATAAGTTAGTAACCAGTAATCAAGACTATAAGCTATACCATGAAGGGGTAAATATAGTTGTTGATTTTAGCAAAAAAGATTGCATGAATTAATTGTGTTATCAAAGATTGAAAATCCCCGCCTAGGCGGGGATTTTTTATTGCGTTGAGCTTTTTAATAAAACACGCTGGTTCCAGGTTCTGGCAGTGGCTGTATCATTATACCCTACACCGCCAAGCTGGCCGTTGTCTTTGACTCCATATGAGCCAGGAGTTGTCAAACCTACAACGCCTGGTTTAGATAATACTTCTGCGCTGGCACACCAGCCGAAATCTGTGCCGGTAGTGTAACAGAATACCGCTCCTGCCTGAGCGAAACACCCAAACGGCAGAGTAACCGGATAGGAAAAATAGTTAGTCGATTTTGCCTTGTTCGCCTGGGAAACCCCAACCGCCATTACGCCTGACGGGATGTTTTCTGGTGCCACTTTAATTACCGAGTAGTCGATACTGGTGGCATCCGGGGCATACACAATATTGGCGATTGTACCGTCGCTATAAGTCATGGCAACGTCGAAGCGGCAACGTAACACGGCAGCTACGTAAAGCTCAATCATATTGGCGGTGCCACCACGTTGACCAAGCCATGTAGTACCCAGAACGTTAGTACTATCCCAAACAATATCACGCAATTCCACGGTTCCTGTGCCCGCGCCATCCCCTGATATTATACGGCGACAGTCACACATATTGCCGCTGAAATAGTAACCCCTCGTACTGATCCGGAAGAAGAAGAACATGCTGTCGCTAACAGTAGTGGGGGAAAAAAATGTGTTATCCGTGACCAACACACGAGCGGTGTCACTATCAGGCGGTGCAGTGGTCCATACATCTGACGCAATGAAACATCTGATTAATGGTGCAGAATCAACCGGATTCATTATCACACAAATGTTATTAGCAACAATCACATCATAAATGTGGGTGTTGGCGGTGGTGGCCTCCGCACCAATTGTGACAAATTGGCCGTTAATGAACGCAGTATTCCCTGTCACATGAATCCGGGACATAAACGTCCCTTGTCCGCCCGTTTCTCCGCTATGTAGAACAACATAAACACCGCGCATGAATCCGAACATATAGTTGTTAGTACAGAATGTATCAAGCTGATGCAGCTCAACAGCCGCCGAGATTTTAGCCGCTAATTGCGTATCTGGGGACGGGTTCATATAACAGTTTTTAACACCTGAATATGGGCAGCCAACGTAAAAAAGCGACTGGTCAATATTTCGTTCAACATCAGATTTTTTACAGTGTGTAACCGTCACGTTGTCGACCACTGTATTGCTGCCGTAGCCGTTCCATCCCAGCGTTGCCGCCCACGTCAGGTCTCCGCCCGTGATGTAAATATCTCTGATGTTACAGTCGTAGGATCGTCCAGTACCGATGGCATAGCATAACGCGCTGCCCACAGGCTGGCGGTTGCTATCACCACAATCAATTACGCCCGTGCCATATATATTACATTTATTCAGCGATGCCGAAGTTGCAGGGTCGTTCCCATTAAACCCACAGAAAACGCAATATGGTTTCTCGTTGAAATACGAAGTCAGCTTTACCCGGCTTCCAGCTTCAAAAAATATGTCAACGTTACTGAGCAGCTGAATGATGCCAGAGTAACCCGCGATTTTATCCGGTTTACCATAGGAGTTTAACCACCAGGTGCCTGTCGGGATGGTTAATGTTCCGCCGCCTTTGGCATTCAGGTAGTCAATCGCATTCTGGATGTACTGCCGGCTGTCTATGGTGGGTCCGGGCAAAATGACGTTGCCATTTGAATCGCAGTGGAAATCCCACAGACTGACACGCTCGTCCAGCTTGTCCCTGACAGTGCGCTTAGTGGATGAAGAATTATTTTTATACTGGTAACCAATTGCCCCTGCCCCGGTTGGCTTTGCCAGATCGATCATCACATCAGACGCAGAGCCTGACGGCGGGACGACGACAATAGGGTTTCCCCCATCATCGAATGCAGGCATCTTGTTTTTTCGTAGTTCAACACCCGGCAGCGAGTTGATCGGCTCCGGAACGCGCAGGGTTCGCATCTGGTTGCTGCCCGCCAGACTGTCGACGTAATTTTTAGTGGCGGCGTCCTGCGGGTCTCTGGGGTCGCGTACATTCCTGATGTAATTACCCAGGGCGTCGTACCAGTTTGCGATGCTGGACGGCTTTCTCAGGGAAAGACGGAACGCACTGAATGCCTGTTGAATCAGCATAGTCAGGCGATCAAATACATCTTCATGTGTCTCTGCAAAAAACTTGCCCTGGTTGCGCAGGTCTGTCTCCTGCACAGGATCCAGATCACGCGCAACAGAAATCTGCCACCCGTTTGACAGAGGTGATTTCAGTACGACAGATCCACCTGAATAGCCACCGGCCCCGGTTACGGTGTAGTCAGTATCCAGAACCAGTTGAGTAATATTGCCGTCAGGGTCGACAACAGTAACGGACAGATCAGATTTTACAAAAACCCTGAAGGTATACGGGAATACGGTCGTAACTCCATTCCCGGTGTAATCATTATGGTCAACTACGGTAGAAACCGTCATGGCTGATCTCCAGATAAAGCAGCGCCCGGCGCGCCACATCTGGTTATTTTATTACCTCAAAACCCCTATATGCATTAAAATCATGAATAAAATAGGTTTTATTACCTTTTGGGTAATTACCATTACCTGCTGGAAAATTAAGGCCACATCTGATATATGTATATATATACAGTACTTATGCGGAGGGAGAGCAATGCGGAGGCGGTACCATCACCCGTTAGAACGAGGTTTTTCAGAGAAAATTCATACACCAAGCGGTGTCATGTCGCTGATTGAAAAATCACACCTCATGGAATTGCTGAGAGAACTTGAAAAAGACGGGCACAACGTTGCTGGCGCATCTGCTGAGCTGGCGGCACTCCTGAATTACGCATCATGTACGCAAATGACGCTGACCGAGATCCAGACGCATCTCGATTACTGCACCCTCCATCTGAAGAAAAACATCGGATAAAAATAAAAGCCCGCGTTAAGCGGGCTGTGACATGTCACGACCCTACCAATCCCAGCAACTCCAGCAGTCTTCGCACTCCCATAATCAGCAGCGCTACTCCGATACCGAAGAATGTCAGAACCAGGATGAAATCTGTCGAGGTGAGCCTTGTCTTATCGAAAAACAGGATCGTAATGCTGGGCCAGAGGAAAAACGCCAGCATAGCTACGTAGACCAGAAAAAACTTTGCTTTATCCATCAATTATTTCCCCAGCATAAATTGTGACGGCGGCACCAGGAACTCGTTGCCCTGCTCTCGCTCAACCCGTCGCTGGTAACGCTCCAGCGAACCGGGGTCCAGCGCATCCTGAATCCTGTTCAGAATTAAACCATTCATCGCCGTACGCAGCCAGAACACGTTCAGGAAAGGCGTGTTATCCAGGGTGGTGCGGTACCAGTCGCCAAGGTCTGCATCGCCGCGCGTAGTGCTCTGTAGCAGCGTGATTACGCTGTCAGCATTGGATGCCGCTGGCCCCATCAGGGAGGTTACCGGCCCAGCCCCCATACGGTTAACTTCGCCGAACATGAAATCGCCCAGGATGCCCAGACCGCCACCCTGCGCTGCTGCAGCGAGGAAAGTCTTGGCGTCTGCCGGGCGCGGCGTCTGGCCCTTCAGCAACAGCTTAGCCTGCATTGAGGTGTAGCCAAACAGCGTCGCCCAGACAAAGAGGTTGGCAGCACCAATGAATGCGCCGTTGCCGTTACGCATCAGCGCGTTGGTCATGGATGTGGTTTTCGACTCGCCCAGTCCGGCTGGCGTATAGCCGCGGCCAAACACCTCGCGCCCCAGCACGTTCTGCATAAAGCTGGCGGTAAAGGATTTGTACTGGCCGGCGAACCGGATCGCTTCTCCTGCCACCGTGCCTGGCACGGTACCCATCTTCATAAATGCCTGTGTGCGATCGCCAGGCTCCGACATTGCGATATTCAGGCGATCCAGAATGTAGCCGCGTAACTGACCCTCCAGCTGGTCACGGGCATCGGCTATAGCGCGCTCGGTTGGCTTCAGCCCTTTGCTCTGAACATACCCGGAGATCACATCGTCAGGCACGCCACGGATGCCGCTGGTCGTCATGAACTTACGGCCTTCGCTGTCGGCCATGTCCATGTGGCGGAAAATCTCCCACTCACGATCTCCAATGCCGTGCAGGTCCAGCACCCGGCGCAAATCCTCCGGCAGGCGAGCGTGGGCCTGGTCGGCGTTCTGCGCCAGCCAGTTGGTGATCATCATGGCGTTGCTGTTGCGCCCGCTCTCTGTCCAGAAGTTCATCAGGTTGTACTTGAAGAACAGTTGCTGTGCGCGGCCCATTTTCCCGGTCAGGCTGTCATCTCCGGAGATGCGTCGGATGATCTCCTGCGTCATGGCGTCGGAGTAAACACCGATCGATGACAGGATCTCTTTCTGCTCAGCGCTGGTATAGCGGGTAAAGCGCCCTTTCATCGCGCCCAGCACCGCCTGCATGAAGTTCTGCCCCTGATAGCGCATCTCTGTAGCAGAGATAGGCACATCGTTGAATGAGGAGATCACCGCGCCGCCGAGCTGGCTCATACGCAACCAGCCGCGCACGTTGGCCGATGCATTAGCCCAACCCACGCTGCCAGGGATATTCAGCGAGCCATCCACCTGCGGCATGACGGTGCGGTTTAGCCTGCGTACTTTGGTCATGTAGTCGGCCAGCGCCGCCGGGTTACCCGATTTGCTGACGTCATCAGCGATCGTGTCGGTAAGGTACTTGAACATGTTGCCGGGGTTGGTGCCCAGCACCCGCATCATGCCCGTGTTACGCGCTGCGCTGTTCAGGCCGCCAAATATTGCCTCGCGCAGGCTCCCGGTGCCGAACTGCTGGTTATACTCGTGCCACGATATACCGTCTTTGAAGTGCAGCACGCGCTCCTGGCTGGCGCGTTTGGCAGCGTTTGCTGACCCTTTGAAGCCGTTCATCCAGTCCGGCTTCTCAGAGGTTAGGTGCACGCCGGAGGCCAGGCCGTTATAGACGTTGCGCATAAACTGATCCCGGTCATTCACACCATCAAACGTGCGCTCGTCGAGGCGCGGCAGAATAGCGTTGCGCCAGGCGTCAAAACCAGCGGCCCGGATTTTCATGATGTCGTGCGACTGGCGGACGATGTAGCCAGGCTCTTTGCGGATCCATGCCCCGGCCCTGTTCTCATCGATGCGTGCCGACTCCTGCCACTTCGAGATAATCTGCGCCGCTGCAACTGACTGGCGAGTCATGCCGTCGGTAGGTTCTCCGCGCCCGATGCGCCACATTGCATCGGCGATCTCACGGTCATTGCTGCCGCTGGCGATAAACTTCACCAGGTCAGCACGGTCGAAATCGAAGTTGATCCCGGCGTGGTACTTGCCCCGTAGCTGGGCCACCTCGGAAGATACAGAGCGGCGGGAGCCGGTGCGCGCATCGTTACGCCCTACCAGCATCGCTTCCAGCCCGATATCGGGGCGGTCTTTCCATGTTGTGCGCAGCTCGCCCAGGCGCTGGGCAGCGATACGGGTATTGATAGCCTTGTTGCGGGCCTCTATCTGCTTCGCCAGCACGTCGGCGTTACTCAGCTCCTCGGCGGCCCGCAGAGCAGCCTCTTCAAGAGACAGCGCCTCGTTTCCCGCCATGATCCGTTCGGTGGTATCGCGCATATCGCGCACCAGTGACTCCATTTCATCAGGTGACAGGTCACGCCCGGCGGCGGCGTTTACTGTGCGCTCACACTGCGTTAAAAACTCATTGGCTGCCATCAAATCCCCCGGTTAATCATACAGGCGGCAAAGGCCCGGAAAGCGTTGCTCATGCTATTGTCGCTGGCCTCGGCACGAATAGCATTGAGGTTTTCGCGCATCGTGGCCGCAAGCTCTGGATTATCAACGGCGATATCATCCAGCAGCGCGTTACTCAGATTGAACTCGTTTTCGAGATCGGCAGCGGCGGCGGTGACCTCGTGGTCTGCCTGCTGGGTTTCACGGTAAACTCGATCAGCTGTTTCGCTGACCGGGCGCGCTGTATCATCCATCTGGCGCACCGGGTTCTGTATGCGCTGAATAGCGCGCTCACGCAGCGCCGGAGTATGCAACTCATAGAACGGCTCTACATCCGGGCTGCGCCCTTCCATCATATGCGCCAGCGCAGCGCGGTATGCCTGCTGGTTAACCGCCCAGTCAGCTTCGCGTATAGCACCTGCGGCGGTACGAACAGCACCGGCCACTGGCGACATCTGCATTCCGTCCCGGATCTGCTGCGCACGTTCTGCAATACGCACTTTCAGGTCATCGGGGATTTCGCCCTTACTAACCTGAGACTGCCTACCGCGCGCCTGCTCGGCGGCAGCGTTCTGCTCCAGCGTGCGGTTGATTTCATCGTTGCGGGAGATGAATTTATCCTTTTCGGCCTGGACATCTTTCAGTGCCCGCGCACGCGCATCCTTGAATTTCATCCGCTGAGACTGGTAATCGGTGGTGCGCTGCTGCACTGTGGCATCCAGTGCATCCGCCTGGCTCTGGTTGGCAGTAAGCTCGGCGCGCAGATCTGCCACGTTATCGATCTGCCCTGTCTGTAGTTCCCGCTGCTGTGCCATGTACTCCGGTACAACATCATCATAGGCCCGGCTGTATGCGTAGTTCTCCGCGTCGCTGGAGATTGCAGCAGACAGATCTGAATTGGTACCGCGCTCCGGGATATTGACGCCTGCCGGAATATTGTCGGGGGTCACCACCGGAGTGGGCTGCGCGTCTGTGGCAGGGATCGCTGTTTCTGCGGCGGCAGGTTCAGCTGCACGCCGTGGGCGAACCAGATCTGATATCACCCCGCCGCCAGCGTGCATCAGGCCGCCCGCCAGCGTGTTAAAAAACGTGCTCTCCAGCGCGTTACCGTACGTGAAATCATCACCATCAGCAGCTGCTGCCATTGCGGTAAACGGCACGGTGGCCACTGCCTGCGCAGCACCAAGGCGGGATCCGGCAACAAAGCGCTCGCCGAAACGCCCCAGCATGGAGGCCGCCCGCGCTTCACCGGCGAACGGCACAAATGCCAGCGCCACGTTACCGGGATCGGCCATCGACCCGGCCAGGCTTGCCGTGAAGTTTAGCGGGGTAGCCACCCAGCCAGACGGAGCTGACGCGGCGATCTGCTGGCGCGCAAGCGAATCCTTGCGCTCAGCAACGACGTGATCGAGAAACGCCTGGGTCACTCCGGTCTCCGGCACGTTGATGCTCTTCACTCCGTACTGCTTCAGGCGCTCGTCAGCGTCCGCCTTGCTGACGATAGCGGAATTAGGGTCGTTCGCCAGCATATCAGCCTGCGCGAAGCGGTAGCCGGACATAACCGGCCCCTCTTCAAACCCCTGTTTAAGGGACGACAGCAGCGATTCACCCAGACCGGATGGAGCGTTGCCGATTGGCTGGTTAATCCCCTGCCCCGGATCGTCGGTATAAATTGGCATATTATCGTCCTGACTGCTGGCCGCCCTGGAAGATGTCGATCAGGTTGTCGCGCTGGCTTTCAGCGCTGTAGCCCTTCGACTGCCCCGGGGTGTATTTAACAGGCGTATCAGTGAATTTCAGCAGGCTGTTCCACTTTGAGCGGTTTGCCGCGCCGAGCTTAGAAAGATCCTGGAACGAAACAGAGACCGGGCGGCCATCGGCGTCATTAACAATCAGGCCGTTGAGCATAAGGGTAAGCCCTGTCTCGTTGCTGTTCGTTACCCACTGAGCGCTGTCTTTGATACGTGACAGGCTCTGCTGACGGTTCACGTCTTCCGGCAGGCGCGGATCGCCAACCAGCGGCATAATCTGTTCAGCAGTTAGTGACTCAAGATATTTCCCGGCCCCGTCGTTGACGTCACGCAGATCTACCCCGGCCCGGTTAGGCAGACGCCATGTGCCGCTGGTCTGGTATTGCTCGCCGAGAATATCCTGATAGGCCTGCTTCGCCGCATCAGAGGCTGACATGCCACGTTGCATGTTGATGTACGTCAGGCGCTTGCCCTGCTCGTTGAAGTTGTTCCAGACGGCAGTGCCGCCCGGCTGCACCACCATTGTGCTGGCGAAGTCTTTCGCCTTGTCGTTCCATGATGAATCGGCGCTGTCGGCGTCAGTTTTCTCAAAGCTTCCGCGCAGGTCTGACGTTTTGACGCCGCGGCTCTGCCAGAGGGCATTCGCAGCGCGCGGGTTCTCTGTGGCCATGATGACCTGCAGCGCCGGATACGCGTTTTTCTGTACCTGCTGCATGACCTGATCGGAGTATTTCCCGAAAGACTGGGCTACCGCCTGAATGGCTGTAACGCTGGATTCCTGCGTGTTGTCGATGCGCTGTAGCAGGTTATCGATCATGGTATCCGGCAGCACCTTTTTGCTGTTGATGCCCAGGCGATCTTTTTCTGCCTGGATGCGCGATACCAGATATTCCCCGGACTGCTGATTGTTCTGGTACTCGGCAAACGCCGACTTAACAACAGAGGAGTTTTGCTGGAGCCAGTTACCCGGATCCGCTTCGCGGGCCTTCTGCACTTGGTTTAATTTTGCCTGGGCTGATGAATAAAGCTCGGCTTTGTATTTGAAATCAGGATCGGATTCTTTCGGCATCATGGCCTGCACGGCTGCTATGCCCTGCTGGGCGCTGCCCTGCACAATGGACTGGTAAACGGGTTGCAACGTCATTGCCTGCTGGTACTGCTGGTAGGTTTTCTCCATCTGCAGACGTTCGGCGGGAGCGGCCTGCAGCGGCATCACCGCCGCCCACTCACGGGCAGAGATCGGGGTCACCGGCTGGCCAGCCTCAAGTTTCGCGAGATCGTCCTGCATACGGCCCTGAATAGCCACGCGCCCGGCGGCGGCTTGCATGTCGTAAAGACCGGCTACCTTGCTCATCATCGCGGATTTTTTATCCGGACTCATCGCATTCCAGAACGGCTGACGTGACAGGTTTTCCATCGTTGCCGATCCCGGAATAGCTCCAGCGCTACCGGTGACTTTCGCCACATAGTTACGGGTTTCTTCGTAAGGGATAGCGGCTGCGAACTGGGCATTGCTGACCTGACCGGTGCGTGGATCGCCTATCTTCTCAAGCCAGCCATCAACAGCGCCCGGCCCGGCGTTATAAGCGGCCACTGCCAGCACGGGATTATTGTCATACTTCTGCATTTGCGCGCCGAAGTATGCCTGGCCCAGTTTCGCGTTATAGCGTGGGTCGTTCATCCATTTATCACGATCCCACGGTACACCAGCAAGACGGGCAGCCTCCGGCCCGGTAGACTCCATAACCTGGGCTACGCCGACGGCACCTTTCGGGGAAACCAGCGGCGCACCGTCTTTACCATACTGATTGCCACCACTCTCCTGCCAGATCATGGCTGAGAACAGTTGCGCCTCGCTGGGCGTGTCGGTCACCTCAATCTTGCCGCCGGGCCCAAGCATCTGCTGATACATCGGTGTGTACCATGCTTCGGCTGCGCCGTTAGCAGCATTCTCGCGCCATGAAACCCAGCTCTGCTCGATCTCTTCGTCACTCTGGCCGTGGGCCTGACCGTACGCAATAATGCTTTGGTAAGCCTTCACGCCAGCCTGATTAGCCATTTCAGGATTACGGAACTGAACAGAAAGATTCTTCAGGGTGGCATCCTGCATCCCGGCTTCATACTGCCGCACCTGCCCTACTTCATGCCGCCCGGCCTGCGTATTGAAAGCCATGCGCTGCTGCTGCGCCTGCTGCAGGAATGCGGTACGTGCGTTTTCGTCCGGCAGACCAGCGGCGATCTCTTCTGCCTGCTGATCAAACTGCTGGCTGTATTTCTGAGCCTGCCCAATAACATTCTTTCCCTGAAGGGTGAGAAATCCCGTCTCCGGGTTGTTCATTAGATCGTTGCTGATAGCATCCAGTTTCAGGCTGGCTTCCTGCGTCATCGCTACGTTGGCCCGGTTCTTTGCGTCAGCCAGCACACCAACGGCCTTCTGCCCGGCATCAGCCAGGGCGTCACCGATGGTCGGGGTGTTAAAGGATGCGATTGCGGGAGCGTTGACGCCGCGGCTTTCAACCTGGCGCCCGGTTACGGTAGGTACGACTGGCATGATCTCTCCTTATCGACCTGTTGGTGTGCCGACAGCAGCGCTGATCGGGGCAGCTTTACTCTGAGTAAACGGATTCCAGTCACCGCCACCCATCTTATAGGCACCATACGCCTGCAGCGGCGTTGTCAGCAGGGTTGAGAACGCGCCCACGTTACCCTGCTGCTTGGCTGCCGATGCCTGTGCTTTGTAGTTACTGGCCTGCACCTCATAGCCGTACGCCTCGCGCTGGGCGTTGTTGACCGTGGTCAGGGCATCCAGCTCACCAAACTGAGAGGTATCACCGAAGATATCCAGCGCGCTGCCGGTGCTGATGTCGCCACCATTAGCAGCTGCGGTTGCTATTTGCGTGCCCAGTGCCTGGCGATTGCGGCGACGAGCCTCATCAGCTGCGGCGTTGCCACGGTTAATGGAGTCCTGCGCCTGAGCCTCCGCTGACTCAGCGTTAGCACTGGCGACTGCCGCCGCCTGGCGGCCGGACTGATACTGGTTAACGGCGGAAAGCGCCCCGGCGGCGAGAGACGCGCCAGCGAGCGCGGTAGCTGGATCACACATTATTTTCTCTCCAGGTGAAAACGATGAAAATTAAGACCTGCGACACCGAAAGGTGCTGGCTCTTCCAGCCGGAAACCAAGCCAGTGCAGCCATGCCTTGGCGACGTGGTTACGCTCATCGACATAATTTTCAAGATAAGGGTAAACAGACAGCATTGCATTGACGACATTGCGGCAGCGGCGCAGGAAGGTGCGCTGGTAGCGCTCCAGATCGTCAGTACCCACCAGCCAGGGCGTTCCGGTACCGCCAATCATAGACCCCGGAGCCACGCCAAATATGGTGACCACCCGGCCGTCAATCAGACCGGCGCAGGCAAAGGTCGATATTTTCAGTCCAGTCAGCAGCACCTGCTCCGGCGTCGAACCGTTGATCGCCAGAAACTCTTCGATATCCGCCTGGCGCACACGCGGCAGCATTTCGGCGATATGATCGGCGGTGGCCGGGACTATGCGGGCATCAATCATCAGCGGCCTCCTACGGTCAGTCGCGGGATAACGGCCAGTACAGACAGCGGCAGCGGGTCAGACTGGCGAATATAGACGCGCCCGTTTTTATCCCAATTGCTGTCCAGCTTAACTTCCACCACGCCGGTGGCATCGGCAACTGGATCGTCGTAAAACTCAAATTCGCGCTGAGGATATTCATACAGGTGATCGGCATCGGTACCAGCGAATATGCCGCGGCTCGCGTTAACCACCAGGCTGACCGATGGGATCAGCTTCTTCTTGTCCAGCAGCGTTTCCTGTCCGTTTATATTGATATCCAGCGTTTCAAATTCGGCGGTTACCGGGAGCCCGATGTGGATCACGGCCCCGGCGTTCTCCAGCATCACGGCGCCGTTAGTAACGACTTTCTGCGGCTCAACGTTGGCATCGCACAGAATATTTACTGTCTTTCCTTCGAGATGCGACAGGCCGGAAAAAGTCTGCCGTGCCACCTGCCAGTTAGCGATCGCTGTGTTACGCAGTGCAGGAGGGATGTCGCGATTAGCCATAATCTTGATGACGTTACCACTCACGTAACTGGTTATATTGCAGCGGAGTTCCTTATTCACAGCAGCGCCTGAATCATCATTTTCGATGTAAGGTATCTGAACCTGCGCACCAACATCTGCAGGGGCAAAGAATGGTGCCCCGCTGAGGGTTAAGGTCAGCTCCTTCTGATAGCTCCAGTTATCTACCCCGCCAGTGATCCGCGCTGTGCGAGATGAATCCCGGTTACGCCCGTCGTAGCTCAGACCACAGTCAACAAAAAACGCGTCTTCAGTTTCGGTAAACAGGCGGCTGGCCAGGCGCTCGATATAGCGCACCTGCTGTCCGTTAACAGTCCGATTTACGACAAAATACACAGCATCTTCGCCACCCTCACTGATAGAACAGGCGGACTCAAATTTGCCGTCGGTGGGCTGTGGTGCCCATGCGAAAACCTGCTGCTCTCGCAGGTACGTCAGCGCCAGCAGTACTCCATCATCACGAACTGCCCAGGCAGCACTGTACGGCACGATTGTGAAACACCAGTCTACAATGCTGTGCTTCTGAAAGAGATGGTTAGCCAGAATGGTAAGGTCATTACCCTGATATCCGTCGACGTCGAATGAATACGCCAGATCCCTCACAGTGCTGCCCTTCTCCTGGATAAATAGCGCGATGTTCGCCACGGCGATAGGCGGCACGTTGCTGGCTCCGTTGGATCCCTGGGAGCTGAAGGAGAATGACGACGGGGTCAGCGTTTTATTCTGGTCACCGGTCACAACAAACTCACCGCCAGAAGTCAGGGCCACCAGCGAGCCAACGTCAATAAGATGCCGGATCTCGTTCACCTGCCGCCCGGCATAGGTGTAGATTATCCGGTCATCGTCCTGGGTTGGATTGCTCTTGCCAAAGTCTTTGTAGTCGCCGGTGCGGCTGCCCCAGACGGTTTGCGGGTAGGCAGTAGAAGCTGCGAAGAAGAGGCGCTGCTGATAATACACGACGGTTCCCGGGTAGCCGTTGGCGCTGTTCCACGCATAGCGCGCCCACTTGTAGCTTGGCTTAGTGCTACCTACTACGTTCTCAGGGATGCGGGAAATAACCGTAGCATTTGCAGAGAGACCGCCGTTAGCGACTGAGGTGATTCGGACAATGCCAAAACCGCTATGAAGGTACTCCCACAGGATCCCTGTGTCGTCGTCACCGTCCCCACCCCATCCATCATAGGAGGAGCCCTCTGTATGTGACGGCCTGAGCGTCCCCGTTTTGCCGCTGGTACTGGCCCGGTAGTAGTTGCTATCTGCCCGGCGGATGTCGCCAGTGGTAGTGGTTTTACTTGTCTCCCAGACCGGGACTGAATCAACAGCTGGCTGCTCAAGATAAAAGAGCTTACCGACCTGCTCAGCACCAAATATGGCAGAGCTGGCGGTTAGCACGATATTGCCGGTAGTGCCGCTGGCGTAGACTTTTACCGACTCGTCGACGTTGATATCTTCAAACGGGCCGTTCTTGGTCTCCACCGCTACGATCTGCCAGTTGTCGTGTGCGTACCGGCGCAGCTCCATCGGCGGATAATACGGGTGCACCAGCGTCAGAACGTCGGCGCTCTGCGTGTACTTTATACGGCTCAGATCCTGCTCGTTGTACGGCATCGGCAGCTCGTAAATAACGTTGCTGCTGTTGAGCACATAACCGCCGTCTTTAATGACACGCAGGTACTGGTGACCAAACTCGAGGGCATACGTCTGCACGGTAGAAAACTGAAACGGGATCAGGCGGCACTTCATGCCAGCGTATTTAGCCGCACCAATGAAGCGCGTTCCCGGGCGGTTTTCTACGCCGCCATACTGACGCACAATGAAGTTTCTGCACTTGCGAAGAGCCACAGCATACTTGGCCATATCGACGCGACCGTAAAGAGATGATGCAATTTCACCACCGGCAAAGCTCGGCTGGATCCAGCTGAATGGCATTAGCTTAACCTCGCATTGGTAAATTCGCTCTCCGGCATTACCGGCTCCTGCGACTCATTCATGCTGTGAGTTCCGGCGCTCAGGATGGCGCGCGCGTACATGTTTAACGCGTTATTCCCCAGTGACGCATCGCCTGTTAATTCCATGTTGACTGCCGCCGCCAGGCGCCACGCAAGTGCCTCTGCAAAAATGGCATCGAACATATTGACGTCAGTCACGCGGGCGACGTACTTCAGCCAGGCAGCAGGTTGATCGGAGTAAATTAGTTTCCCGGTACCGTCATAATCAGCGCCAACCTCATACTGGATACGCATTGCCGGCGATGGGTTGCGGTGACCCGGAACCATAATTTCAGTGATACGCAGGCAGTCTGTAGGGTACTGGTAGGCATACTGCCAGTCCGGAGGTGGGTTGCCGGTATCTGCCAGCGCCACACGTTTGGTGGCAAAATTCCAGTCAAAGTCCGCCAGCACCGAGTCGCGGCAGCTCTCATAATGCAGATCGCACGCCCCTGCCTCCTTGCTTTGTTCGTTCAGGCTGTTGATGCTCCGGCTGTTGCCGATGTTGCTCAGCGCGCGGTTGCAGATCTCGATGACTGAAGGCATTACTCACCTCCACCGTACAGCGTTTCGGCTGCGCCTTTCTGCTGCTCAGCCTGGGCAGGAGCCATAGCCATGTCAGTAATCTGCAGGCTGGCATCGTGGCGGGTGCCCTCTTCGGTTTCACGGGAGGAGGTGCTTTTAATGACCGCACGAGCGGTGATCATCACTTCGGTGCCCACCGCCTGTGGCGCGGCACCAAGCTTTTTCAGCGTCTCGTTGTCCAGGTTGATGCTCAGGCCCCAGGGATAATCATCGCGGGTCTGCGTTTTACCGCTTTCGTCCTGGTAGGTGTCGGTACCGCTTTTCAGGTTAACCAGTTCCATACTCTACTCCTGCAAGAAAGGGGCCGAAGCCCCTCTGTTTTACCCGCGAGGCTTAAACGCCTAGTTCTTTGCGCTTATCGGCAATTTTCTGCTTGATGGTCTCAAGCTTCATATTGCCGGGGCGTTCACCGAACAGCTCCTGATACTGCTGTCGCAGCGCATCAGCGTCCTGCTCGCCACCTTCGCCTTCAGGATTTTTATCATTGCCGTTAGTGATGACAGTTGGTTCTGCTGGCTTAACATCCTGTTGGTCGCCGCGCTTCTGATCCGCCTTTTTCTTGGCGGCCTTAGCGGCATCGTTCAGCGGCTCCAGAGCGCTGCCCGGCTCGCCTTCGTACTCCACCTCTGCGCCTTCATCCAGCAGCTGGTTGCCGATGAAAGACAGGCGCGTGATGCGGTAGCGTGCTTTTTCCTGTGACATTTACGGCTCCTTAACCAGTGATGCGAGAGCGGATCGGATAGTGGTTGTTGCCGTCCACATCCAGATTGATCCCGGCAGTAAAGGCGCCGGCGGTCAGCGGACCAGTACCGACGACGTAGTTAACGCGCAGGTAGCGCTGCACACCCTGTGGCACTTTCTGCGACACGATACGGCGGCCAGCAACCATAGACGCCAGCGCCAAATCGCCGCTGCTTGCAATGGTTGTCCAGGTGGAGTTATCCGGACTGGTCTGCAGCTGCACGTTAACAGTCGCGGCGCCAGCTGCGGTCGCGGTGACGTTGGTTGTCACCCAATATTCCAGTGGTTCGCCGACGCCAATATCGCGGCGAGTGCCGTCAATTGGCCCCAGATCGATGGTGTCCGTAGATGCAGCCGATGCGGTTACCGCCTGCGCCTCAGAGAACATCAACAGCTTATCGTTGATCATCTTCTTATCTCCTTCTGACGGGCACGCGGCCCGCCGGGTTAATGACAGGCGTTAAACTACGCGCGCTTCGGTTTCGAGAAGCACGTCAACTTCGCGGATCGGGATGCCACGGAAGGTGGTCCAGAATTCGCCTTCAGTCTCTTTCACGTTCAGCGCCAGGGACGCTTTATCCAGAGATTGCAGGTCCAGCGCCTGGGCGATGGTGCGATTCATGTAGAAGACCGGTTTTCCCATACCGCGGTTCGGGATTCGGTGCAGCGCTTTCACCATCAGACTGACGATGTTAGCTGCCGATCCAGCAACAGACAGATCGCTAACATCGATGTTGGCGATGCGGACTACGTAGCGCCAGTCACGCAGGCTCAGGCCGTTATCCCATTTGTAATGGGTCCGATAGCCCTCGTAGCGGCCACCATTGGCATCGGTAAGAGTCTGTTTACCCAGATCCTCCATCTGCAGACCAGCTTTCTGCCCTTTGGGAAAAATGCCGTGAACGGTATTTTCACCCCAGACCACCAGCCAGATTGAAGTGTTATCGGTGCCGGTACCGCCAGCGTCGATAATGTTCTGCCCGTTACCAGCGGCTTTGCTGGAATAACGTGAAGATAAACCCATGAACTGCTGCGGATTGACGCTGGTATCGCCGTAGAACAGGGTCTGCGCCATCTGCTGGTTCATGCCTTCCAGGAATGCGCGATCCTCAGAAAGGCGGAATTCAGCCGTATTCCCGTTCAGGTCAGCCAGCGACTTATCGATCTCGGAATAAGTCTCCAGCATCCCGATTGAGTCGGTGATCTGCACGGTGGTGGACTTGCTCGGCTGCACGCCGTAATTAAGCAAACGCCAGGTGGCCTGCGGCAGACCAGAGCGCACGGTAGTGCGGTGACCAGTCGGCAGGTTACCTTCCACGATCAGCATGTCCTGCAGAATCGGGTTGGTCTGGGAGAGAAGTTCGGTAATGGTATCGATCTTCCCGTTTGGATCTACGCGCTTACCCCAGTCTGCCAGCGTCAGCGCAGTTAAGCCTTTAACAGCCATGTTTATTTCCTCTCTTGATTAGCCATAGAGCACTTGGGCCGCACTACGCTGGCCGTGTTCGTTGCCGGTCAACACCTTGTCCTCGGACATGGCCTGGCCGACTTTTACGCAGAACTTAATCAGGTCAGGGTGATTACCCAGCCCGGTTGAGTTCAGGTATTGTTTAAGATCTGGCGTGCCGAAGGTCTCCAGCGCGCGCTGCGCTACGCCGATGCTGGCGGTGAGCTTGTCGCCGCCGATCTCTTTATCTGCTTTAACGTCAGCCGCCCACTGCTCGGTAGTTTTCTGCCAGGCTTCCGACTGCTGCTTCTGCACCATTGGCAGGATCTGTGTGCCGTACAGGTCAACCATCTTCTGAGCCTGCTCGTTGGTCAGGTTCAACTCACGGGCGATAGGCTCAAATTGCTCCAGCGCTGCGGTATCCAGCTCCTGGCCTTCGGCGACTGTGAACTCGTATTTCTCCGGCGCACCCTCCGGCTTCTGCTGCTCCTGCTTCTTCTCGCCGTCCGGCTTTTCACCTTCAGGTTTTTCGCCTTCCGGATTCTCCGGTTCAGCGGCAGGCTTAGCCGGGTCTGCTGCCGGAGGCTCATTACCTGCAGGCGCAGACGGTTCTGCCACTGGTGCGGGAGCGTCACCAGCGCCGCCGGAAGATTCAGGTGCTGGCGCTTCACTCATCAGCACTGACTGGAATAGTTTTCTGAATAACGCATTACCCATTTTGAATGTCCTTCCGGTTAAATTCGGCCTCGGCGGCCATCTTCAGATACTGCTCAGGGCAGGCGGACATGACGCGCATGAACAGTGCCAGGGCAATATTGCGCTGCCCTTCGTTGAACGCGGTCACCGCCGGATCGACAGCGAACGTGGAGCCGAACACCTTGCCCTGCTCCAGCACTGCCCAGACGACGCGGCGGCCCTGCTCGGTGCCCATGACCTGACGGATATCATCAGCTTCACGCTCAGCGCGGATCTGCTGGAGCTTCACCTGCTCCGGGTTTGGCTGGTCGTCGTCCCAGTCGTCAGTCATTGCTGGCCTCCTGCTGATCCTGCCAGCGCGGTGAGGGCGCTAGGTTCGCTGGTCTGCGTCTCGCTAAGGGTTTTCGCGCCCTGGGCTGCGGCCTGTGCCATCGCGGCGGCCTGCATTTGCTGCTGCTGTTGAGCACGTTGCTGGCGAATCTGATCGACCTGTTCCTGCGGGAGGATGACGGTCGGTGACACGCCGGACATTTCCGCGTAGGAGTCGATGGCCTCGTCGATGTTGAGCTTGTCGAGCGCTTCCGGCTTGACCTGCGCCAGCTGGCCGATAAAGCCAACGGCCTGCGTCAGGCTGCTGAGTCCGATAGACTTCTGCGCCTGGGCCATCACTGAGATGTATTCGATGCGCAGCGGCATGCCCTGCATGACTTCGGGAGGCGGCGGCAGCATGTTCTTGCGCGCCATCAGGGAGAAAGCGCGATCGATAAGCGGGTTCAGTGCTTCGTCGTTCAGGCGCTCCAGCACCGGGCCAAGCATCAGGAGCTTCTCTTCCTTCATCTCGATCACAGCTTCCACCGGCATAGAGCGGGTGTTGATGCTCTGGAGCATCCGGAACAGGTCGACGAAGTAGCAGCGGTCGATAATCTGCCGGGTGTCCTGGATGTCGGCGAGGAGGCCGGACATATCCGGGTTAACCTGGTACGCCGGGCGGAAGCCGTCCTGCTGCGTCATCTGGTCGATGTAAGTGATATCGCCGGGCAGCAGGCTGACACGCTGATTTTTCAGCGACGACGGGCCGACCATTGGCGGGTTAGTCACCTTGTCGATGATCTGGCTTTTGCGCTTCTGCTCCAGCTGCAAGGCTTTGATCTGGCCCAGCGCGGTCATGCCGGGGCATTTGCTGCCGTAGACGTCCTCGCCGTTGACAGTCCAGCGCGGGGCAATAATGGGGAACTCGTCGAAGCCGGACTCTCTAAGGAGCTTGTCGCCGTCGCCGCCGACCTCGTAATAAACGGATTTCCAGGGCTTGTTCTTCGAATCCATGCGCCCGGTATCTCGATCAACGTTCGGATAGACGGCGTGCATCACCTCTACCCACTGCTCGTAGTTCCCGGATTCCCACATGCCCTTAACAGACATGCTGACGTTGTCTTTCCCGAACTGCATCACCAGCTGGCGCACGGTCATGCTGAACTTGCGATAGCAGGTGTCGACGCTTCCGCGCGCGGAGTTAGCCAGGTGATAGCTTCCGATCGGGAATGGCACGGTGCGGATAATGTCGTCGTCATCTTCGAGAACGGCCATAGCGCCGGTGCTGTAGTTGCCCAGACTGGAGTAAAGCAGCGGCAGGGACTGGTACAGGTTGCTCTTGTTGAACATGTCGTTCATGCGGTTCTGCACAGTCTCAAGCCAGACCTTCACCGGGCCATAGTCCATCATGTCCGGATCAGGCGTTGCCAGGCGGAACCACGGGCGCGCCGGGGAGGTGATGCCGGACATCATGCCGCTGGAGAGCGTATCAGCAGCCAGGGAGGCGCTCGGGTCAACGATGCGGGAGTTACGGCGATCGTTGCGGTTGGCGTCACTGGTGAGAAAGCGGGATCCGCGCGGGTCAATAAACTCGCTCAGTTCGCGCCAGTGCGACACGAACGAAGCCCGGTCGTTATCCAGCTGCGCAAACTGCTTCCCGAGTCTTTCTTTCAGTGATTCCGCCATCTGCAATCGCTCCGTTACTGGCCGAGCAGGGTCTTGCCGCTGGTATTAGCGGCAGAAGTATCACCCTGCGCGCTGGTCAGCAGCGTGGAGTTACGACCTGAAGCGGCGCGGCGGCGGCGGGTTTCCTCGTCACGTGCGTCAACTACGGCGGCATCCTGCTCCTGCGGGGCAGCCTGAATCTCTGGGGCAGCGGCAACTTTTGGGGTCTTTGCAACGCACATGGCATAACTCCGGCGGGCTTAAATTATTACCAATTTAACCACATAAGAATTATTTAGCGTAGGGTATTGACAGTTAGCGCCTCAATTATTACCTTTTAGGTAAATAAAGCACGCGTCAACGAATGACCTTTATGCCTGGTCGTTAAATCAAACGGCGGCGTGTGTTTTATTTCGGTGTATGGCACATGCGCCGATAGCGGTCTGAAAGGTTCCCTTGCTATTTCATGCCCTGACAGGTAGCCGGAATGTGCAAGCCTGGGGTGCACAACTCCATGAGGCGATTCACCATCGTGGCGATACGGTGCGACACCCGGGAAGAGACCGGGGCACAACGATGATGGCTTTCTGTTCCACCCCTTTGCATTCCATATGAACGAGTGCATCGGAGAGAGTCATCTTCGTTGTGGTGAATGCGCAGGCTGATGCGCGACGTAGAAGCGATGGGATGAATGCCAATAGGCCCATAACGTAGGCAAAGCCGGAGATCAGCACCGGCCACCACAACATAAGGGTTTCATGTACCGAATGAACACATGATGACGCGGGGAAAGAACCGTGACAGGAGGGAAGTAGACCCCGCGAACACAACAGGAAAGAGCACTGATGATTTCGTTTGGCACCTGGGCGAAATTATCCATCCTAGGCAGTGCTCTTCCCGTTGTGGTAATTGCGGCTATGCGCGCGTGACGAGCCAAACCCGTCCAGATGAATACGTTTCCGGGCAGTGTACGTCGCTGGAATTGGCTAATGCCAGCAGGTGGAGGCACCACCGCCACAACCCAATCACTCCGTGATGCTGTGTAGTACCCCGTAATCATTGCTTCCAGTTTCGCCCGGTTCGCCGGGCTTTTTTTTAAGGTAAAAATCATGTCAGACAAAGATATTGAGCAAGAAATTCAGGCCAAAGGTTTAACCGCGCCGCGGGTTACGCCGCAGCATATTGAGAGTCTTATCCGCTCCGAAGTCTACTTCACTGGCACCGATGGCGCCCAGTCTCCCAGTGCGAACGTTAAATCTGAATATGTTGAAGGTGAGCGTATCTTGGCACCTCTCGACCTGCTGACCTTCTGCGTCCTGGTGCTTCGCAACGGCTTCACTGTCACCGGCGAAAGTGCCTGCGCCAGCCCGGAGAATTTCGATCCCGAGATTGGCCGGAAGATTGCTCGTGAGAACGCAGTGAATAAAATCTGGTTGCTGGAAGGTTATCTGCTGAAGCAGAAACTCAGCGAACAATAACACCGTGACATGTCACAATAGCCCGCCGAGTGCGGGCTTTTTCATGCATAGGGGTCGTAGTCTGTGATTGCCTTTCCCTGCTGGCCCTGCTGCTGACCGGGCACATACTGCTTCTTCACCACCGGGAAGGCGTACGTAAGCACATAGGCGTCGGCGTTGTTGGGAGAGCGGCCCAGCGTCTCTTTGACCTCCTCCTTGTCCTGCAAAATCTTTCGGCTGTCCTTGAGCCTCACCTTGTACTCCGGCGCGCTCAGCTCGTCAGCTAAGTCCTGGCTGTCCAGTTGCGCGCCCAGCTTCAGCGCATCGCGGGCGGATTTGTACATCTCGCCGCGCTTGTTGCCCATCTCGGGATCGGCAGTGCCACTACCGAACTGTATCAACGTCCAGTTCCGGCCCCAGTTATCACCCACCGATTTCAGCCCGGTTCCGTAGCCGTAGTCAATGAATACCGCGTCAGCACGATGTAGGTCTTCGAAGTCGGCGATAACCTTGGCGAACCACACATCGTCCGTGGTGCGCGGGTACTCGCCCAGCTTCCGGCAGTGCAGCCCCTGCCGCAGGTAGATAACCGCCGGGTCTTTGCCCTGGTGCGACGGGTCGACGCCGATGACCGTGGCCGCGTGCTGCACCTGGTCGGGAGTGATGACCCTGCCCACCGCCGGGCCCGTGAGGCCGGACGGAATAAACTGGTTCTCCGACGCATCCGGGAAGATCCCCCGCACACGCACCTTCACAAAGTCGCTATCCTCACCGTAATCCTCTACCCACTTCTGGAGCTGCTCTTTGTTCGTGCCTTCAACGGTGCGGCTGTCGATCTGCTTCGCCTTCCAGCGGTGCCGGTACTTACGGAAACACTCACGGAAGCGGCCGGTGTTACGCGTCGGGTTACCGAACGCCACCCAGATGATCTCCGTATCCTCATCGGTCAGCGCACCCTCGGCTACCTCCCACACCAGATCCGCAATGTTGGAGGCCTCATCGAACACGACGATGATACGTTTGCGCTCGTTGTGCAGGCCCGCAAACGCTTCGGTGTTGTGCTCAGACCACGGGATAGCATCCGCGCGCCAGCGCTTGTCGTGACCCGGATCGTTGCTGTACATCGCCGTCGCGGTTGTGGTAAACCACTCTTTCGTGATGGACAGATTCGACCACTTGATGATTTCCGGCCAGGTCTTGGTGCGCAGTTGGTTGTCGGTGTTGGCGGTGACCACCACCTTGCAGTCTTCGCAGGTAGCCATACCCCAGTTGATGAGCATCGAGATGAACGCCGACTTGCCGATCCCGTGGCCTGATGCCCTGGCAATCATCAGCGGCTGGTAGCGCGTCTCCGGGTTCTGGAGGTGATCACGTATCTCGCTGAATGCCTCAGCCTGCCACTGGCGAGGCCCTTTCGCGTGCGCCAGCTCCGTGCCCTCCTCCCCCCAGGGGAACGAGTACAGCGCGAAGCCGAGCGGGTCATAAGTAAAGCTGGCGATGTCTTCAACGAGCTGCTCTTCCGGTGACATGGCTGCGGCTGTCATTCGGAACCACCAGACTGTTTTTTGACGCGGTCACGCGCCCTGGCCATGCGGTCGGCGATGGTAACCGTGCCGGAGACCTCGACACGTTCCTTGAACGCATTCACATCGACGTGCTTGCCGATTAGCTCCAGGTTCTTCACCTTGTCCGGCCATTTCACTTTCTTCAGAATATGTTCGACATCCTCAACAGAGAGATCCGCCTCTCCATTCTCTTTTTGCAGAGAGGCCTGAGTCGTCTTGATGGTGGCGATATCCATCGCGCTGAGAGAGGTACGCCAGACTTTAGGCCATTCAGCAATCGGCTTCATACCTCCGTCATCCTGGAGAATATCCAGCACGTCCATCTGGTCGATCTCCACCAGCCGCTGCAGGACATAATCGGCGCTTACGCGCATGCGCTTGTTGCGCTCTTCCATCAGCTCAGCAATTCGTTTCTGGATGCGTTCATCCCGCATCATGACGCTGGCCTTGGCTGCTGCCGTATTGGGTGAGAATCCTGCGTCAATGGCCGCCTGCCGCTGATTTTCAGGCATCTTAACGTATGACTGGCAGTAAGCCTCCATCATTGCTGAGATGGGCTTAAACTGCGTTGATTTGCGTTTGTGAGGTTTGGGCGTTGCGGCCATAGTTACCACCTGAGTAATAATTACCAATATGGTAATACTATCACGCAAAATAGCGATTCAGGAGGGTGTGTTAGCGGAGTTTCCGCTGCTGACCGACAAGGTGATCGTGTGCCGCGTTGAAAGCGGCGTTCTCAGTGGGATATTGAGTAGTGGATATCTCCTGCCACTCGCTGGACCTGTTCCATCTCACGTCCCACATGCCGCTTTTGCGCGGCCAGATGACGTAAGCCTGGGTGAAGTTGCGATCAGCGTAGATGTCAGGGAGCTTTTCGCCTGGCCCCATAATATAAAATCTGACGGCTGAAATGGTGATAGTGCGCATAAAAAACCCGGCAGACTCGATGTGGGGAGTATACCCGGGTTTTTCTTTCGTGACATGTCACACCGCTAATTTCAGGTCATGCCAGCCACTGGTCACCCAGCACTGCGAATCACCCTGGCACGGGCAACTGTCGACCGGCAGCTTATCGCCGCACTTACCGCACTGGCTGCCTGCCATCTTAGCCACCTGCTCTTTCAGGCGGGCGTCGTCCTGGCGGATCAGCAGCGCAATATACTCGTTGAGCTCATACGGATCGCGACCGGGCCGCCGGGCGGCGCAATTACGCGCCACCATGTCGATCTCCTGCTGGTCGAGTACCAGTTCCATCTTGCGGCCACCGGCAGCAGCCTGGCGGGCACGCTGCACTGCTTTGCGCTCGGCTGGGGATTTAGGCATTGATCACCTTCCCGCATCGCTTGCAGTAGATGCCGCAGTAGGTTTCGTCACGATGGGCATCCAGCACCTTTGTTAATGCTGACTCTGTGCCTTCTAAGCGAGGAGCCCCACGCACTGCACTCTTCGTTACAGTCACAGCAAATGAGTGCCCAAAGATGCGTCCCATAATGCCAGTGCATTTATCAGCCATCACTCACTCTCCTGCTTCGGTGCTGCGGCTAGCATGGCTCTCCATCCGCTCGCGAGGTCAAAGCTGCCTTCCCAAAAATCAACCTCTTTCCATGCATTTGAATAATCGAATGCCTTACACATCTCAGCAGTAGGCTCAATGGGCACCATCACCCAACCATCCGGAACCGCCGGAGAGTTGAGCTGTTCGGAGTTACCGAACGACTGAGGCGCGGCATACTCCATCGCTTCAATAAACAGGCACTGGATTTTGGCGAGTAGCTGCACTTCGCCGCCGATGTGTTCCTGTCTGGTCAGCGTTATTACCTCACGCGCAGATGCCAGCGCCTTGCTGTCGAAATTGCTCATGACTGGCCTCCGTTGAGCATGGTGGAGCGGCAGTTCTCATAATGGGTGATAACGCGAAGAATGCCGTAGTTCCAGGCTCTCTCATCAATCACATCGTCAGTCCGGCATCGGTCAATCGCAGCGTTAAATATGGCGCTGTCATCCGGCGCTGGCGGCGCGGCGTATAGTGGACACTCACCTATTTTTCTGACGGTTAACATGCCCCCAACCATCCGATTTGTAAGCATAAGTTCAACGTCAGAAAAGCATGCGTAGCCAACAGGCTCCTGCTTATCCCGCTCCCGGCGCTCCAGCAGTTCGCGGGCCATGATGGCACCCTGGCGGGGAGTAAACATGTCACCGCTGATGATGCATTGCAGTTCGTCTGCAGTGAATTTGTAATCGTCCGGGACGTTATGCGCCTCGGCGTAATGCGGTTCTTTGCTCAGTGTCATGGGTTAGTCCTCAACCTTTCCAGTGTCACGCCACTGCTTTAACACATCGATTAACTTTCTTGCCTGCACCCAATCTATCTCTATCGGCTCTATGCATTTTGAGTTATCAATGAATAATGTTCTTGTGTTATCTGATTGAATATCCAGATAGTCACCGTTTTTTGTGCGTTCAATTCTCATACTCACTCCCCCTCAATCTTCAGGCTGATGCCAGCGGCGGCGCAAAACTCAACCGCCTCGCGTTGTGCTTTTCGATAACCAAACATCACATCATCGTTGAACATTTGTGGGTTGAGAGACGGCAGCTTAACGATGAGCGTCCGCGCCTCCAGTTCGGCGATGCGCTGCTCTGCGGAGTCGGCTCGACCCCTTTCCCGCTGGTACAGCTTATGGGTGCGCTCCAGAGCTTCACGGCGAGCTGTTGATGTTCTCTCGACAGCCTCCAGCTCAGCTATCCGCGCTCTATCAGCATCACGCTCTGCCAGCAGGGCCAATACACGCTTCGCTAGCCAGATCTTTTCCTCGTCGCCATAGACGTTGTCGGCTATTTCTTTGATACGACCAGAGCCGATATCACCGCCGTCGGCGCGGAAGGGTTTTCCTGCGTATTTGTCGCTCATACAGCCTCCCCTTTGCGCAGCTGGGCGGCGAAGTCGGCCATCCACTCAACCATCTCGACCTTTCCGACAAGGTCAGATTCGGGGAAGCTACAGCAAACCCTTTGCGCGGTGTCGAAGTCCTTATACTGGAACTCCTGAGCAACAACATTCCTGGCGCATTCAATGGCCGCCTCCACACCCCTGGCCATCTGTTCGCGCTGCCAGGCGTCGGTAGCGGGGGTTTCCATAGCACGCTTCAGTACATCGACATACCACTCGCTGTATCGGTAATCGAGCATGCCATCATGCTGCTCAATCCACATGTCTGGAGCAGTGGCAAAATCAGCAGCATCTCTCAATGCCGCATGCTCCGCCGCCAACTGGTCACACACTTTCGACTTCTCGCGCAGCACTACCGCGGTGATATCCAGCTGCGCGGTCAGGCGCTGCACCAGCGATGCCGCGTCGATCATGCCGTGCTGGTTGCCCAGCAGCACGACCAGCTCATGCCCGGCCTTGACTAACTCTTTGGTTTTGCTTTCCATCTTTACCCCTTGTTACCCGTATAAGCTGTTGATTTAATTGATACCAAAAAGGATCTTCATTTAAGCCCTGCGCCGTATCTGGCTATCAGCAGAGCGTCGGCGATGGCCTGGCCCTTGGCTTTTGCATCCAGTGCCCGCAGTTCCGGGTACAGCTGAATAGCCCGACTACGCGCTGCATCCTTATCGCTGCCAATCAGCCCGGCGGACTTCTTCCATGCCTGCGGCGTGACCAGCGTGTAGGGGATGTTCAGCCCCTGAAGTATTCCCTCGATGACGCCGGCGGCGTGCCCGAAGGTGAACATGCTGGCGGTGCCCTGGCCGGGCATAGCGCCGACCTGCTCCAGGTATGCGTGCCCGATCTGGTAATCCCTGAGCCAGGCGGCCACTGCTGCGCCGTTGACTCTGGACTTGGTACCGACTTTGATGGTTGGCATATTCAGGTGGTCGATGTAGCCGCCCATAGACCCCATGAGCACCAGCGCGCCACTGCAACCGGGGTCAATCCCTACACACATCGTCATATTTACCTCACTGGTAATAATTACCTTACAGGTAACAATTTGCAAGTAAAAAAATGCGCTTCCGCGCTCGTTTAGCCAGATTCGGTCTGGTTGTTACCGTCAGCCTCTGAAGCCGACAGGAATTTTACTTCCCCTGAACCCTGGAGGAATCTCGCTATCTGGTTCCGATACAGCCAGGATATCCCGGCGTTCTGATTTGCTTGTTTTCGATCTTACTGTTTTAACGCTCTGTACGAGCTTCTGCTGCCATTGCGAGTGATGGTATGCCTTACCCTCGGCTTGCCAGTAAGAAACGAACTGAGCCAGCTCCTGCTTCGTTATTTCGCCTGTCAGAGATACTCCCCACAGTGAGGCCTGCCGGAGGATGTCAGGATCCGGTTTCCAGCCTTCGTGCATGGTGAACTTTCCGATAGCACCCGGCCCCCCTGGTGGGACGTAGCCGTCGAGCAATGAATTGTTCGCGCCGGGATCGTGTTCCTGGCCCTGCTGCTCGTTATCCACATCCGACTTATCCACAAACGGAATTTCTTCACGCGCAGAGAGAGTATCTTCCTTTCCCTGTTCCTTTCCATTCCCTTCCCTTCCAGGTGGTACTCCTCCCGTATCGCTACCGTACTCATACAGTACAGTGCATAAGTCTTTGATTGTGCTCCTCTTTGCCTTGTTTATGACCTGATGCTTAGAAAAGTTATTCACAAGCCCGTAGATCTTGCCGTCAGGGCCGGAAAAAAGGGTGATATACCTGACGCTGGAAAGCTCCCGTAGTAATACCGGAATGCTACCGGACTGCTCACGGATAGGAAAAATAGCTGCCTTGATCAGCTTAGGGTTTGCATTGAAAAAGCCTTCGTCGTCGGCATAGTTCAGAAGCCCTATCGCCAGAAGGCACGCTGACTCTGAAACTTCTGACAAGTCTTCATCTGTCCAGAACTCAGGCTTGATAGTACGGATGCGGGCCATCAGATCACCTCCATATAAGCGCGAATGAATGCGGCAGCGGCGTATACGTTTATGGCGTTGCCGTAGCCTCTGAGCCTGCCGACGCGGTTACGGCCTGCCAGTGCTCGTGGTGAGGACTTACCGTGTCCCATGCCTTTGGGAAACCCATCAACCAGCGGGAATGTGCCGGGTTCAACTGGGCGCCATTTTCCGTCACGACAAAAGAGCCAGTCTGCATCACGCCAAAAACCGTTAACCTCAAGGGGCCGCATATTGCCGCAAAATCCTGAGTTCGCTGTTGGGCTTTGGAGCCATCCTGTCGGTACATTGACATTGCCCGCTCCACTGAGGGTAAGCGATCGTTGTTGCTGGCCGTTGGGGTTGGCCACCCGGTCATGAAAGCCTGCCTCGGTAACTGATCCAGCCTGTCCCTCCCTTCCCGCTGCGCAGTCATGCCCGCCGTGTCCTTCCAGTCTCGGGTGGTTGGAGTTGTCCAGCCCGCCAACTTCACTGCGCCCGCGATATTCTGTAACCCCCGGGGTGTTTCCGGCTGAGGATTCACATTGCAGGTGGGCGTCAGCCACCCAGTAAGCTCGCTCCCTGATGTGCGGCGCACCGATGCCCGCTGACGTAAACGGGACAAGCCCGAAGGCGTAGCCCATTCCTTCCAGGTCTGACTGTACAAGGTCGAACCAGACGTTTGCGTTACCAGCTGCAACCTGTTCGCCAAAGACCGCGACAGGCTTTTGCTCGCCGATGAGCCAGGCAAAATCCGGCCAGAGGTGGCGTTCGTCATCAAACCCATCGCCTTTGCCTGCCGAGGAGAAAGGCTGGCACGGGCAGGAGCCAGTCCATACTGGTTTATCGTCGGGCCATCCGGCAACGCGCAGGGCGTGAGACCATCCGCCGATCCCGGCGAAAAAGTGGCACTGGGTAAATCCTCGCAGGTCGTCAGGTGCGACATCTTCAATACTCCTTTCGTCAACTTCACCCGGCGCGATGTGACCGCCGGCGATTAAATTCCGCAACCACTGGGCGGCGTATGGGTCGAACTCGTTGTAATACGCGGCGGGCTTCATGCTGCCCCCTGGGCTGCCCTGAGCGCTTCGGAGAACTCGTTACGGTGTTTGTTGGCGCTCTCCAGCGCACACTGCACGCACGTACCGTTAAGCACGTAGCGCGGGGAATGGTGGCCATGCCGACAAGGTTTGCCGGTGTTGTATTTGTTCAGGCCCTCTTTGGCGGCCTGCATACGGGTGATGATTTGCACGTTGGCGACCTCACTTTTTGCTATTGATATCGGCTATTTTCGACTCACAGCGAAAAAAGATCAACCATAAATGGATATTTATTACCTTACCGGTACGAATAGATATGAAAAGACCGCCAGGAGGCGGTCGGAGGGGAGATCAGGAGTAGAAAAAGGTGACTAGCTCGGGCTTGGTGCGTACCCATTTACGGGCGCGGGATGCCTTGTAAAGCCCGTCCATCACGCGTTTGCCGGGCATCTTGCGCTTTCCGGTGAGGTGCGTCTGGATGTAATGGGCAGTGGTTCCGGCCTCTACTGCAAACCGCTCGCGCTCATCCGGCGTCAGAGCCAGCCAGGCCTTTTTAAAATCAAACTGTGCGTTCTCGCTCATAGCTATTGCCTGATATTTATTTCAGATAATAAATATTCACCTAATCGGTAATAAAAATCAAGGAATGTTACCTGAAAGGTTCATTTACCTCTGGGGTAAATGCGCGATAATGAGAATCATCAAATCATTCATATAAGAGAAAAATTTCCGGCAATGAAAAGCATCCATGATATTCGTCGCGATAACCTGAAAGACCTGATCGACCGTGATTTTAACGGCGTGCAGTCTCGCCTGGCGGAAAGAATGGGAACTGAGCCTAACCTGGTCAGCCGCTGGACGTCGGGAAAGAAAAATATTGGTGATGCGTCAGCACGCAAGATAGAGGCCGTCGGCAACAAGCCGCGCAACTGGCTGGACGTAGATCACTACCTGGCGCTACAGGCGGACGTGCGCGATGCCGTCGACACATCAGAGATCGGCCTGGTAGCAGCGCATAACCTCAAGCTGTGGATGGGCCAGAACCGGGAGTTGTCATCGCAGCAGCGCGTTGCGGATGCGTCAGGCGTGAGCCAGGCGAGCATTAACCGCATGCTGCGTAACGAGGTAAGCATCACTATCGCCAATCTGGAAGCCATCGCCCGGGCGTTCGGCCGCCGGGCCTACGAAATGCTGATCCCTCCTGGCGACACAACCGTCATCAACTATGACCGCTCTCGCTACGCTTTATTACCTGAGGGTGAGAAAGCGAAGATCGAAAGCTATGTTGATTTTGTGATAGTTCAAAGCGCAAGAAACGCTGAATAATTTCATTTAAATCAAAGAATAGCCCGCCATGTGCGGGTTTTTTTGCACCTGAAACATTACCTTTCGGGTAATTTTTTATGTTCATAGCTATTGACTACCACTCACATATGGATAATTATTACCTCACTGGTAACGCATTGAGGAGCACAGCAGTATGAAGACAGCCCATTACTATGCCAGCCGCGGCACTAAGTTCCTGGTGATCGGGGTAGACGGCAAGGTTACAGACGAGCGCTACGAAGTTAGCGGCAAGTCTGAGGCGCGTAAGCTGGCTAAAGAGCTTTCCGCCAAAGCCTGGAATTTCTGAGTTAGCGCCCCGGAAACGGGGCTTATCACGGCACCAATTATTACCAAAATGGTAAACATGAGGATCGAAAAATGCAGTGGAGAATCATTAACGGTTGGCACTGTGTAACCCTCTCCGGGCTGATGAGCTGGAAGTTCCGCTCCCTCGGCGAAGCAGTCACTTGGGCTTTCACTACCAAAGAAGCCCGCAGCGTGGATGCACAGTGGAAACCAGAGTAACCGCAATGTGGCGCGGTAAGCAGTACACGGTCACAAGGCTGGCATGCGGGTATCTGTGGCGCATGTCATCAACAACTAACCCGCTCAACGGTCAGACGCTGAATTACGACCAGATGATAAACGCGGGAATACCAACGGGGTATGAAGATGAAAGTTCAACAGCAAATGAAGCTTAAGGCGCTGATGCCGATCTTTGAACGCGATTACCGTCTGGCCGAGCAGCTGCACGATCGCCAGGTCGAGCTGCAGGAAACTCTCAAAACCGAGTACATCCTGCCCGCGTTCGAAAACCTTCTGCGTGCCGGTGTTCGCCCGGAGATCCTCGCGGTTGCGATGGAAAGCGTCGAGTTTGAAGAAACCCTGGGCGCGTTTATCAGTGAGCTGACCGGCATCATCGGGCGCTGGGAAATGGCCGACAAGCTGGACAGCGAGAGGAACGCAGCGTGATGCAGAACGTTGGCCAGCTTAATCGTGCCAAATATCTCGGCGGCAGTGATGTCGCCGGGATCCTCGGCATCAGTCCTTGGCGAACCCCTCTAGAGGTATATCTCGACAAGATTCAGCCACGTGAAAAGCCTATCGATTTGAACAAGCAGAAGGTTTTCACCCGCGGACAGCGCATGGAGCCATACGTTATCGATCTGCTGGCTGAAGAGACAGGACTGGAGATCATCCATCGCGGTAACCGTTACATCCACCGCGACTACGGCTTTATCGCTGCGGAAATCGATGCAGAGGCTGCCAGCGGTGAAAACATCGAGATTAAAACTGTCAGCCCATTCAAGGCTAAGGAGTGGGGTGAGGTGCAAACGGATGAAATCCCGGTGCACTACACCGCTCAGGCCATGCACGGAATGATGGTGACAGGTAAGCAGGTATGTGTGTTCGGCGTTCTCATCGGTGGTGATGACTTCCGTATCTACCGTGTCGAGCGTGACGAAGAAACCATACAAGCCATCCTGGAAAAAGAAATCGCCTTCTGGGATCGCGTCGTAAACCTCAATCCGCCAGATGCAACCAGCGTCAGTGACATCTACATGATGTTCGATAAGGACGCCGGAACCAGCATTGAGGCTGATGGAAAGGCATTAACGCTCTTTAACGATCTGCGTGACATGAAATCACGCTTTAAAGAACTGGAAGAAGAAATCGCTGTATCGGAAGAGAAGCTGAAGCTCTACATGCAAGAGCATTCAATCCTGACACTCGATGGTAAGCCGATCTGCACATGGAAAACGCAGGTCAGTAATCGATTCGATCAGCAGTCCTTTCAGGTAGCACACCCAGGGCTGTTCGAGAAATTTAAAACTGCGTCTAAATCGCGCGTATTCAGATTGAAGTAAGGAGAAAAAATGTCTACCAACGCACTCAAAGCAGCAGCCACTGGCCAGCAAGTAACCAAACATGGTGAAAAGCCAGCAACATTGGCCGGGCTTCTTTCAGATCCAAAAGTCAAAGCGCAAATGGCTCTCGCTCTGCCTAAGCATATGACAGCAGACCGTCTGGCACGCATTGCTACCACAGAGATCCGCAAAGTACCAAAGCTTGCTGCATGTGATCAGACAAGCTTCCTTGGCGCAATTATGCAGTGTGCTCAGCTTGGTCTTGAGCCTGGCGGCGCGCTTGGTCACGCATACCTGATCCCATTTGATAAGCGCCAGAAAATAAATGGCCGATGGGAGACTGTAGGCACAGAGGCTCAGCTCATTATCGGCTACCGCGGCATGATCGACCTTGCCCGCCGTTCAGGTCAGATCCTGAGTATTTCAGCGCGCACTGTCCACGTTAACGACAAATTCAGCTACGCATACGGACTCGAAGAAACCCTTGATCACGTGCCGAGCGAAAGCGGTGATCGTGGTGAGTTAACTCATGTCTACGCCGTAGCGCGCCTTAAAGATGGCGGTGTGCAATTTGAGGTTATGAGCCGTGCTGATGTTGAAAAAGTTCGTGCATTGAGCAAGGCAGGAAGCAGCGGCCCGTGGGTAGATCACTTCGATGAAATGGCGAAGAAAACCGTAATCCGCCACCTGTTCAAGTACCTCCCGGTTTCCATTGAGATGCAGCGCGCCGTGGTGATCGATGAGAAAGGAGAAGCAGGAGTCAGTCAGGATAACGCAGCTGTTATTACAGGTGAATATTCGGTTGTTGATGAAGATGCTCCCCTTGAGGAAGCCCTAAACGGACGGGAAGAAGCCCGGGCTTACATTGAGGCTCTTTTTAATAGCCTCGATGCCTCCTCCCCTGATGCAAAGGCTTTGTTTGAAAAAATTGAGCAGGAGCTTAAGGAGCAGGAAAACACCCTTGGCCACGAATTATTTTCCGGCTTCATGACGACGCTGAATGATCTGCGCCCTGAATTCAAATAACCACCGAGCGGCGCCGCGCGCGCCGCACCACCTCAACGAGGAGTACCTATGAAAAATGCAAAAAGTAAGAAGCAGGTGCTTGAGATGGTTCCGCTGTCGTGGAGCACCATCGATCGCCTGGAACAGGCCGGGGAGTTCCCGAAGCGTTTCTATATCACTGACCGACGTTGCGTCTGGAATGGCGACGAGGTCGAGCAGTGGCTTGACCAGCGCCAGGCCAACAGTCCGGCAGAGTTCACTGGAAAAAAGCCGCCAGTTGAGCAGCGCGTTTTCCGTCCCGTTAGCTCAGCTGCTGCGTGAGGTGCGCATCATGGCTAAGTCCCGTCTCGAAAAGCACCACGAAGAAAAAGTGTTAGCCCGGCCAGCGCCGGGCTCGCCGGTGGCGGTAACTCCGGCAGCGATGGAGATCGAAAAGCTGGCTATCGCGCGTGAGGAGCGTGGCCAGTACCGCGTAGCGGCCAATCTGTGGCTTAAGTGCATGGACAAAGCGCGGGGAGAAGTGGAGCGCTCCCGCATCGCAATGCGCCGCCAGCGCTGCATTGGCCTCAGCAATGGGCTTCGCAGTGGTGAATACAGCGGCATCAACTCTGGCGACATTACCCATCTGTGGGGTGACCTATGACTAACACCACCGACAACATCAGGGTCGGCAGCGTCACCCTGGTCTATTCCGTAATCCTCCGGGGCTGGGTTGCCCCGCGTGGCAAGGTAATCAAAAACCCGCTCAAGGCGCAGCGCCTGGCGGAAGAGCTTAACAGCAGGAAGGTGGCAGCATGAGCGATAAATACACCCTTATCTACGCTGATCCGCCCTGGGCGTACCGTGACAAAGCCGCCGACGGCGACCGCGGCGCTGGCTTCAAGTACCCGGTGATGAGCGTTCTTGATATCTGCCGCTTTCCCGTCTGGGATCTTGCGGCGGAAAATTGCCTGCTGGCCATGTGGTGGGTACCGACGCAGCCGGTAGAGGCGTTGAAGGTTGTGGAGGCCTGGGGCTTTCGCCTGATGACCATGAAGGGTTTCACCTGGAATAAATGCGGCAGCCGGCAGCGCGACAAACTGGTGATGGGCATGGGCCACATGACGCGCGCCAACAGCGAGGATTGTCTCTTTGCCGTTAAGGGTAAGCTCCCTGCCCGGATGGATGCCGGGATCGTTCAGTCATTTACCGCGCCGCGACTGGCGCACTCGCAGAAGCCCGATTACGTGCGAGAGAAACTTTTGCAGCTGCTTGGCGATGTGCCGCGTATAGAGCTGTTTGCCCGCCAGTCTTCACACGGGTTCGACGTGTGGGGAAACCAGTGCTCATCCCCAGCGGTGAGCCTGCTGCCCGGCATTGCTGAGTTCATCAAGAACCAGAAGGAGCAAGCAGCATGAAGGTAATAGAAAAACCATCATACGATGAACTGGAACGCCGCTTCCAGGCCTACTGCAAGCATGACGGCGGCAGGATATACGGCGGTGCTACTAGCGATATCTGCGGAATTTGCGGGTGGGATATGTCCAAGTGCCAGCACCGTAAGGCTGACTCATGGGATGAATACTGCCGGGAGTGTGGCGAGCGCATTAAACCAGAAGGCGGCGCACTATGACAGACCATCAGATTGCCGCCTGGTGCATCGGTTACGGCGTACTGCTGGCGCTGGTATGTGTCAGCCAGTGGCTAAATCTGCGCGGACGGGAGGCGCACCGTGACGCGCAGTGATATAGAGCGCTACGAACGTGAAAGCGTGATGCGCGCCCTGGGTACCAATCGCGGATCTGGCGATGACAGCGCGCAGCAACTTATCCGTAGCAGTGAGCGCCGCCGGGCAGCGAAGGAAGAAAACCAGAGAGAAAAGGTGAAAGAGTGAGTATTTATCAGTACATTACCGCCACATACCTTGTGGCGGGTCTGGTTTTTCTGATCATTACCGCCATCCAGTTAAAGACGGGCTGGCGCGTCAGTGACGATAAAAAAAATGAGCTTAACGACATATTTTTCAGGCTGAGAAACCAGCCCGACAGCATGAAGTTCCTGGCATCATTTTTACTGACCATTTTTGCGATAGCCTTTTCTGCAGCGGTGGTTCTGGCATGGCCTTATATGCTGATGAAAAGGAAACCGGCGAAGCGAAACTCAACGAGAATCTAGGGGATTTAATGTCTGTAACCGAAGCGTTATCACGCCTTATCAGTTTCTCCCGCCAGGTCGCGGGAGATATTGAGTACACCGGAGATCACCCGATCGCCGTTGCAGAGCGTGCACTTAAAGAGGCTGATGAGATGGAGCAAGTATGCGCTGAAGCTTACCAGGTGGTGGGCTTGCTCGCTGATGCCTGCGGAATTTTCGAGACCAGCGAGGGCGTCACCAAAATGCTGGATAATCTGTCTGAGTGCAGGATGGTCCATAGCGATATCCTGCCATTCAGCGTCGATTCGGTGGGCGATCAGCCATGCGGTGGTAATGCAAAAAAATGACCGTGTCGCCTGGCTGTGATCAGTTTCTTTCCTTCATCCAGGTCTCAAACATAGTCGGGGAGAACTGCACTATATCAGTGTGATCCCCGCGTATCCACGCATCGACCATATCAGCCCACTGTTGCAGCATGTACTGCCGCTGGCGGCCATACTCCGCTTTGTTGTACACCGCACGTGTTCCCTGCATCTTCCTGGCCTGACCTTTCTCAATCCAGTCTGGTGGGTAATCTGCCTCGTGCAGCAGTGTACTGGCCGTGCGCCGCAGATCATGCACGGTGAACTTCTCCAGTTTCTGCCCTGATTCGTTGATGCTGGCCAGAACGCGATCGATGAGAGAGTTTAGTGCAGCGTTCGACATGGGCTTGTTGAAGTTATAGCGCCCCGGGATCAGGTACGGGCTACCGGCGGAACACATCTGCATGGCGACCATCAGATCGTGCGCCTGGTGTGACAGATAAATAGCATGAGGCTTGCCGTTCTTCATTCGCTCCGGCGGGATCGTCCACACTGATTTACCGAAGCTAACCTCTTCTACCTTAGCGTTAGTGAATTCACTTTTCCTTACCATCGTCAGCAGGATGAGCTTTAACGCCATCTTGAGCATCGTCGATGAGCCGAATTTATCCATTGCCCTGAAAAACACACCTATCTCCCAGGGTTGGAGGTATCGATCTCGCTCCTGGAACGTGGCGATAGAGGATGGTTTTATGTCGGCCGCCGGATTAAAGAAGCCGTGACCACGGTCGTTAGCGTGCCGGTAGACGCTGCTGACGATTTCCCTGGCACGTACTGCCGTGGCATTGCCGCCGCGTTCGACAATCTTGTCGCACATGCTTAGCACCATAGCTGTGGTGATCTCCGACATCAGCTTGTTGCCCAGCGCCGGTATCAAATCGCGATCGATGATGGCGCGCTTCAGCTCTCTAGTGCTGGGGGCAAGCGTGGCGTGTTGCATATATCTGTCGGTATGTACCGTAAACGTGTCCCCGCTTTTGCTCTTATTGATACCGTCTCTCTTGGCCGCTGCTGGCGACTGGCCTGACTTCAGGAGCTTTTTTGCGGAGATCAATTCTTCCCTCGCTTCCGCCAGGCTGATACCGTCACGGCCATACTGTCCGATCACCAGGGTCTCACGCCTTCCGTTGATCCGGTAATCGTACCGAAACGAGACGCTGCCTGATGTGAGCACGGCTACGTAGAGTCCGTCGCGGTCGGTCACTTTGTAGATTTTTTCCTTCGGCTTGAGGTTTTTTAATTTGGTATCGGTCAGCAT